ATGATTTATATTGGGCTTCCCCAGTGGTCGCACCCGAAATGGGTGCGCCTTGGCATCACCAGCCTTGAAGAGTACGCCCGCCACTTTAACTGCGTGACGCGGTAAATTTAAAAATCGACAAATATCGTCCAGGAGCGCCATTTTCAATGGCTGGAGATAGCAACCAACATGCGTTGTTTGCAATATTTGGCGACTTTTGCTGATTTACCATGCCCCATCCATGCCCCATCACTCCCGCCACGCGAAATCTTCCACCAATTGACTGCAACTAAACAACCGCATTGTCCTGGCGCACATCGCAGATAGTAAACGTCACGACACCAATGACAGTGACATCGTCAGTGGCTATCACATTTGCTACCTGCTGCCGGGTTACGCGCCCTCTACTTTTTCCGCAAAGTAAACCCAAGCAGAAACGAAGCGACTATCATTACAATCCAGGCACTATCCCCGGCCAGCATTCTGAATATCATCCCCCATGCAAAAATAATTAGCACGGCATTGAATTTTCTGAGACTCCAGCCGATTACCAGTGTTTTCATAATACCCTCAGCAACCTGAGCGTCAGCCATCCGTGGCCAGAATCGTTAACTGGACAGCGCCGACTTCAGCGCCGGTTCTGCCTCATCCAGAGGGTTACCGCTGCCGCTGTACTGGAAAGTGAAAGAGTAATCAAACGGGCTTTTCTCATTACCTACAGCAACTGAAAACAGCGCGGTTACGTTGGTTCCGTCAAAGTTGCTAATTCCGGTCGCGGTGTACGTCACATCTACTGATTCCGTCCCTCCGGGAACGGTAAGCCGTAGGCCTGGGTAAGTAGTTTGTTTTTCCAGTACACGGCTGATTGTTACAGACATCATGACCTCCTACATTTTTGCGTTAATACTGATCAGGTAAACCTTCACCGTACCGTTTGTCCGGTTCGTGAATGACAAATCGTTACCTGACGAAGATATATAAAACCGGCCATCACCCGGGGTTCCTGAGCCGCCTGCAGAAAAGTTATTGCTCAGATTCCCGGTTATCTGCGGTGTGCTAATTGAGAAATCCGTTAGCGCTGTTGCAGCTCCCACATAGGCCCCTGCACTGTTTTCTACCCTGATCGTCAGCGAGGCGGAGCCATGAATGCAGCCTCGAAATATGGCTGTCGTGTTAGCTGCAACTTCCTGCATCAGAGTTACTGCGCCACCACTGTTATTAATCAGGCGGGTCGGAAGGCCATCAACGCTGAATCCGCCCTGTACGATTTCGCCATAATCGGCGCCGTCGGCCAGGACCAGATTTTTGAATTTTTTGTACTGGAACGCTGAAGGTGCGCCTTTAATCCCCCACTGCATTTTCCCGCCAAAAGTGACATTCTCTACCCGAAGGTCAGCTACAGAGCTCTGCGCAATCCAGGCGCAACCATTGCTGTTGCTACCGTATGGTGTGGAAAACTCACAATTTCTGATAACGTTGTTTTTACCTGATACGGAAAACACATTGAATGTGCCAGACGGAAGCACACGGTGATTCTCAACCATCAGGCCTTCCACCAGTACATTATCGCCAATGTTCCCCAGGGTTGGTCCGCACTGAGTAAGCGCCACACACCGAAGGTTTATATCAGAACCCGTCAACAGGTAGCGTACATGGTGCATATAACCACCAGTAATATTAAGACGCCCACGTTTAGATGAGTATTCAAAATAATCCCCTGAGAGGTTCTGGCTATCTATTGTATGACACCCAATAAACTCAATCCCACGGCAGTGGTCATTCTCATAATCTGATGTGTCATCATCGCTCGTATCGTTCATGACCGTCGTACCAACCGCCTTAAACATACGATGACCGATATTGCTCCATGACAATTCAACACCCAGAAACTGAAGGCCGTCTACTCCTTCAAAAACGGATGGTCCGTAAGCCAACGGGTCGTTATTACGAATCCCTTCCAGTTTCCCACCGATAATAAAGTTATGCCGTGAACGCTTACCAAATTTCATCATCGCCGGGCAGGTTTCAATATGTAGTCCAATGAATCTGTTTGCATTAGAGCCATCGGTACCGTCATTGCCTGGGCCAAAATTCAACCCATATTTAATATTGTTTCGGTCTCGCGTATTACCGCAGTGCATGATACGAACGTTATAAATAGTGGAGTCCCACACCGATTCGCCAGTTAACCCCTCACCGTCAAGATACCGCATCTCAACATTTTCCATAATTGCATACGAACTATGCTCAAGCTTAATGCCGCCAACGTTCTCTGCAATAACAACATCATCAAATTTATTCTGGAAGCCGTAACCTATTTTGATGTTGCGAAAAACAGGCCGGAATAACCGCTTTGCACCGCCGCTGGGCGTGGTGGCCCCGGTGCCTTTGGTGATCCAGACGTGAGACGCATCAGTCCCGGCCTCCGGAACAAATAACGTACCGTCATTGCCCTCAATTACAATATTGGACTTTACCAACAAACCCGCTGCGAGAAACACGCCACCACGGAATACCAATCGGGGATAGGTGGTGATATCTCCGTTAAAGGTACTGTCGACCTGGCTGTTGATTTGGGCGATGGCGTCAAGAATGCCCTGGGTTGAGCTCGTCTTTCCTGTCGGGTCTATTCCCGGAAACGCGTCAGCATAAAATTCCCTCAGTGCATTCTGTACGTTTCCGGGCTGCTGGAGCTTCGATATACTCGCTCCCATGCCTGGTTCGTTTGAACCCAGGTTTTGGCGAAGAGCAGCATCACCGACAGAAACGAAATGTGCAGAGTCTGTAGTAGTCCAGGTTTCGTCCGTTTTACCCGAAGCAGTGAACGGGATATTCGTCGCTGCCGTGAGTTTGTAGAGTTCGTTGTTATAACGAATGAGCTGGTTATACTCGGTGATCGTTAACGGACCAGCAGTGTAATCACCGATGACCTCATAACCAGAACTCTGGATAAATGCGTCAAATCTGCTTTCCCTTTCCTGTTGAGCTGCATTGAACTTATTATTTCTTCCGGTGTTTGTCAGGCGCTTTACACCAAGGCGATCAGTGTAATATTCGCCAGAACCGGTTACTTCCTCGTCAAGCTTCGCGCCTGCAAATACCGTATTGCGGATATCTGTGCTTGGTACCGGAACTTGCGTCGGTGTCGGGAGTGGAACTTCTGCCATTGTGCATGTCGCCCTATGTAAGAGACGCACGAAACCCTCAGAAATTAACCTGATGTTGTGCGCGAAGGTTGGTTATTACTACTGTGTGTTACAGATAAATCGAGTCTGAATACTCAGTGAGTGAGAGGGTTTGAGTATCGTCACCGTTGGGTTTGGCGCTATCAACGCGCCAGATTGTGGAGTTCAGTTCCGAGTCGGTAGCAATGAAATACCGGCTGGGGTTTTGCACATTTTCGCGGTCATAAATATTCAGATCGAAGGTATCGGCTGCAGCCTGGAATGCTTTGGGCTTGCCGCTTACCGGATAGGCTCGCCAGCGACCGCGGTAATTGCCGAGACTGTCGGTCATCACCACCCACATATCCCCGAATGAGAAGTCGATACGCTCAGAGGTCGAGAACACATCCCCGGATCGCCCGGTGATGTATCCGGTCTGCTGCGCGTTATCGTACATGTCAGGACACTGAACCACCGTGCCGCGAACAACCTGGGTCTCTTCGAGCACTTTCACTGTCATGGTCAGGCGTGAGTAGAGAATTTTTCTCGCCTCAAGCCAGGCCCGGTCTATCGCCTGAGTGGCGTTTCGGCAGCCGTCGAGGCTGATCTGCATCGCGTTAACAGTGGCATCCTCAACCTCAGTGATGCCGCTGCTGTCGATCTGCAGATAGATGTACGCCTTCTTGTTCGTCAGCGGGTCTACGTAGTCCAGCGCCACGCCGTCATAACCACCGGGTAGAGACATTTGCCATGCCATTTTGTACTCATCCCAGAACATATTGGATCGAGCAAAAACCGCATCGGGATTTGTCACCTTTTCATCGCGCCAAAACGTCAGCACATCGCCGATGTTATTGCCGTCAACGCGGGCCACATTGGCGATCGTAGCTATGCGCTCACCCAACGGCTGTTTCTCATCCGAGAAGGTGTAATCGAAATGCCCAAGCGCCTCATCAGGCAGCGAATCGGCAATGGCATACAGAGCGGCGACATCAATACTGGCTACGTCCTGCTTACCGACAACCACCCATTCGTGAAGGATAGCGTCAGCAAACGACCGACTTGGCCGCAGCGTGTAATCAACTGCGCCGGTTGTCCGGTCGTAGCTGATGGTATGCCGCTGCGCCAGCATGTTGTACTTCTGCTCGCGGTTTGAGTTGCTGTCGTTCGGCCCCTTAATCGTGATGCGGGCAATGGTGTCCTCCGGATAAACAACGTTTTCCCGTACGTTAACCGCGTGGATCGCCATAAGCGTCACGACGTTGGCGTCATTGCTGTTATCAAGGCGCTCGATGGTCACCGCATAGCGCCCCGCCCCGGCAGCAGGGGAGAACTTGTGCGTTGTGCGGAAATACCGGGTCGTCACCTGGAAGTCGTTATCGAAGAAATAATCGTGCTGCTCTGACATGCCGGGCACCTGATTGTTGTCGTCATCGACCTGCCAGAACTTGATCCGGTATTGCGTTGTGCCGGCTGTCGCGCCGAGCTGAACCAGCACATGAACCCATACCTGCGTCGAGACGATCGGCGACACTGACGGTCCAATAACCAGAGGGGTCTGGTCATTCAGTGTGAACAGCGTCGGGTTGATAACCGCATTGCCAGGCAGAGACGTAATTTCTCCCGACAATTCGCCGATATAGAACGTCGTGTAAGAAAGCGTATCGTCGCCGATAAAGCTCTCCGAGGAGATGATATTCCCGGCACCGGTGACATTCCGCGTGACGCTTGTGCCGCCATCGTTCCAGGTGGAATTGATGACGAATGAAACTGGATGCGGCACCGCCAGCGCAGCGAAGTAGGCAAAGTTGTCATCGTTCGACAGCACGACAGCCTTTAGCTGATTACTCTCGATCGCCACCGATGTCGGCGCCGTCGTGGTCGCGGTCTGAGCCGGGAATTCCTGGGATTCGTTTAACCCGGGGACAGTTTCGTTATCGACGTCATCGAACTGATACCCCACCTCAATCGTGCCGATAACGTCACCCGGGTTATAAATCGCAGAACTGGCGCCAGCCAGGCTGCCGAGGTTCGATTCCGAGTAGCGGATCGAGGAAATGGTGTACCGGCCGTAACCGACTTCAAACCACTCCGTGAGTTGCTTGTTATTGTCGACGAACTCAAACAGCGCTTCCTGAATCAAATCGGGAAACACGCGGCACTGGCCATAAATGTTTGGGCGCCCCTTGTAGAGCCGCGCGCGGTTCGTCTGGCCGGTCAGGTCGTTATTGGGGGATTCGCCTGTCGCTACCGATACCGACGCACTAGGCTTATTTGACAGGCCGAACACCTTCAGCGCGCCGGAGAGGATTTTAGTAACCGGACGCAATATCGTGGTGATGAGCTTTCCCACCCCGCCCTCTGGCTGGTCGAACACAGCCACGACGTCGCCAGATCGCAGTGGCCGGCTTATATCGTAGTCATCAGGAAGCGCACGGCCATTCAGCTTCACGACAACATCGCGGTGCAGCTGCAGAGAATCCAGCAGGCTCACCAGTGTGGTGCCGGCGTCTACCGTTCCCCGTTGCAGTGGCGCTCCAGGCAGCCTCTGTAACTCATATCGAACCATGCACCATGTACTCCACTTTGCTGTAAACCTTCAGTAATGCCAGCGGGCTATCGCAGCGCACGAAACCAAATTCCCCGCGGGCGTGCAGGCACTTAACCGGGCTGATCATCACACCGATATGCGCCGGCACTTCGCCGCGGTAAAAAACGGCGATGCAGCCGGTTGCCGCCACCGGCACACGCCGCCAGTGGGCGTGTTCCTGTTCGTAGCAGGTGATGAAATCCTCGCCCGATTCGTAGCCAGCGATGTGATGCAGCTCCAGGCCGAGCACATTCCGGTAATAGAGAACCACCAGGCCCCAGCAGTCCATCTGCTCAAAACTGCAGGCGCGGTTAGCCCAGGGCTTGCCGTTAACAAGCCCGATAAAGTCGCTCTGTGTCATACGGTGATTAGCCCGGGATAGTCTTTCGTGGTGTAAATGATGGAGTTGGCCAGCGTCAGCGGGTTAGTCTTTCCGGCGGTCACGGTGACGTTGCTGGCATCGGCTGAAATGTCGTTCACGTAAAGCGTCCAGTCTTTCAATGACGCCGTGTCACCGATCGCGTTCCACTGCTGATACAGGCATTTTATCGGCGTCATGCGCGCCGCCCCGCGCCAGCTTTTCAGTGTCTGCCGGACATGCTCCGTCGCGGCGACAAAGGTTATCGTCATGGATATCACTGCCGTTCCGTCCTGCGCCGGTTCTGTTACGCTGAACCGCGCAGGCTCGAATGAGTTGCCGCCAAACGTCGCCGGGCGAAACAGGTTATTGACCACCCGGTAATAACCAAACGCAGGGTGATAAAACTCCACCGTCTGTTTGATATCGCTGGCCGGCCGCCGCTCCTTCCACTCTCTCAATGTCGGCATCAGTCGGCCCTCGGCATCACTTCGGTGATCAGGTAATCCAGCCAGTATCCATAGCCAGGCTGGGCCTCAACAATCCAGTCGTCGTAGTCCTCGGTAATGTCCTCGATGCCGTTGCTGATAACCGTTGCGGTCCAGGTGACGACGCTGCCGTTTTTGCTGGTCTGCACCGGCATGTCGACGAAATGCAGCGTCTGCTGCTGCACGCCCTGCGTATCACCCAGGTCGATCGGCATCTGAAACCAGTTGCGCCCGCGGTCACAGTACGTCGGCGAGCGCAGCCACGACTTAAACCGCTCGGCCTGGGCAAGCGTGAATATCCACTGCAGCGTCCAGGTTGCTTTCAAGTCAGTAGTAATCGGCGTGATTATCAATGGACCGACTGCCGTCTGCGTCGTCTGCCAGGCTGTATCCTGCGTCATGTTCTGATCGGCGCGCTGGGGAAGCGGCAGGAACGGAGGGTATTGAACTGTTGCCACGTTTCCTCCGGGCATTAAAAAACCCGCCGGAGCGGGTTTGGTTTAGTAAGCACCTTTCGCTTTGCGATTTAGTCCAAATGTCTGCTGCATCTGAGAGGATACCGGGCCGCCTCTTTCCATATCGGTGATCAGCAAATCCACAACTGCGCTACCGTCCTGCATGTAGCCATCGGCACTCTGAACGGTGGCACCGGTAGACTGGTTTATGACGTTCACCTGCACGCTAATCCCTCCTCCTGACTGCATGTCCTTATTGCTGATGACCTTCCCGTTATCGCCGGGGATCATGTACTGCTTACCGGTGCTGGCCTGGTAAATCTCTGGCTTGCCTTTCTCCCCGACCTGATACAGGCCGCCGGCTGATACCGGGCCGCCGTTGTACCGCGCGCCCGCTATTGAAAGGGCCTGCGCCATGCCAACTGTTGAAGCTATTCCTGCCTGAGCGGGGATAGCGTTAGCGCCAGCCGTGGCAAGGGAGGTCATTGCAGCAGCCGGAGCCATGGATGCGGCTATTAGTTGCCCTTGCGCAATAGCCATTCCAGAAGCGGCGGTCATTCCAGCCTGCCCCATAATTACAGACTTCAACCACTCAACTCCCATCTGGACAAAGGAGTTGATAACGCTGTTTAGGACAGTTGATCCGAGTGAGCTCATGGCTTCGCTGACAGACATACTGCCAGTGAGTATGCCAGTGAGGGCATTAGAGGCGTTTCCTGCAAATGAATCAAATGCCGCAGCAGCTACCTCATATCCTGCGTTTTGTTGCCTCCATATCTCCCACTGCGCCGCTATGCGCTCTTGTTCGTACTGAGTGTTAGCGGCATTCATCAGTTCAAGACCGCGCTGGGTTATCTGCCCCTTCTGCGTTTCGAACTGCTGGATGAGAGCCAACTCCTGAGCATGCTGATTAGCCAGCTGTTGGACAGGGTCAATCTGCCCCCGAGCTTCCTGCATGGGGCTTACAGTTTGCTGAGCGCGTATCTTAGCCAGATTAACCTGGTGCTGAGCCTCCAGTTGCTCACTGGTCTGATTGTACTGCTGCTGAGTGATTTTTTTGGCGGCCAGTGCAGTTTGCAGATCTTTAACATCCTGCTGGTAAGACGCATTCTCTCTGGCTTCAGGGAGCAGTTTTTCTGCCGCAGCCTGGGCTTTGAGGGCATTAGCCGTATCCCATATTTCTCCACGGTATTTACCGGCAAGAGCAATTTGCTCTTGGGTGGCTCCCTTACCTAGTGATTGCTGAGCCTGTAATACTGCCTGCTCCCGGCTTAACTCCTGCGTTGAGCCAGCAGCGAGTTCTGATTGCTGCTTCAAGTTGGCTAGTTTTTGGGCTACTGACTCCTGCTGGTTAGCAAGTTTCTTAGCCTCAGATTCCGCCGCCTTATCTTCCTTCTTCTGATCCTTTCTTGCCTGAGTGTTTCTCTCTGTTGCAGCATAATTATCCTGAAGCCTTTTGATTGCTAGCTCATCTGTAACGCCTGCATCCTCAGCATCATAGGCCGCCTGCTGCCTGGCTTTTGCTTCCCCCTCCAGCTTTGACAAGGCAAGTCGGCGCTCAGCCTGCTTAATTAGCTTCTCGCCTTCTTTCCCGCCCCAGTTTATTTTCAGACTTTCTGAGTTGAAGGCTTTCAGGGCCTGCGTTGATTGGCCGAGTTTTTCAGCCAGGAATGCCTGGGTTCCACCGAGGAATGACGCTTGCTTTTCTGCTTCAGCGATAGCGATAGCGTTATCTCTGGCAGCCCTCATCTGATCAACAATGCCCTGATTAACTTGAATGTTAATTAGGTGTAATGCGTCTTCAGTTTGCTTAAGAGTGGCTGTCGCTCCATCCAGATCCCTGCGCTTTTTGGCCAACTCGTTTGCGGCATCCCTTGCCTTAATCACGAAACCATTATTTTGATCTTCGGTAACTCCATATTGCCTTGCAAGCGTTGTATATTTCTCGTAATCGGATTGCAGACCTGAAATGGTATCTTTCAGATCGCTAATAGCTTCCTTTTGCGCCTCAATTGAGGTGACCGTATCAGCCCTAACGCCCTGAGCTTGAGCAAGATTCATGTCCTTGAGGCGCTTAATAACGTCAGGTACGGTGTCAGCAAAAGCTATTGCCTCTTTTCTGGCCTCAGCCTGTCGCTGTGAATACAGATACCAGCCAGCGGCAACAATGGCTATTACGCCAATGGGCCCACCCAAAGGAGCAGTAACCGAATTCACTACCTTCATTGTGTTTGCAAAAGTTATACCCGTAGCGGCCACTTTGGCTTGTGATGCCGCTAGTGCATTATTAGCCAATGCAGCTTCAGCGGATGTTGCGACATAAATCCCCCTTAGCCGTATAACGTTCTCAAGTGCAAAGGCTTCAGCGGCAGATCCTTTTGCTACATTATACTCCGCAGTTGCCAGATTTAGAGCGGAAAGGGCAGCATCTTTATCTGCTACTGCTTTTCTGGCTGTTACTGATGCCGCTGCAGCTTCCTGCTGCGCCGATTGCCTTGTCGCAACTATTCCCTGAATTGTTGCCTCCACTCTTGAGGCTTGAGCGGCTGTTGCCATTGCTAACGCGCCAGCAAACCTACCGCCCATTATTGCAGCAGCGCCAATTAAAGCTGTCCCCAGTGTCTCAAGGTTTTCGCTTATTGTAATAACAGAGTCTCGGAACCCTGCTGCGAATGATTTAACCGTCGAGTTTTCGCCAAAGAACTTCGTTACGTTGTTACCGGCCACCTGCAATCCCTTGGCGATTGAGACGGTGGTGTTGGCAAATTCTTTGCCGATTGCATCCCCTTGTGACAGAAGCCCCTTAACTACAACGTCTGTTGTCAGTTGCCCTTGAGCGGCCATAGCCCTTAACTGACCAATAGAAACACCCATCGAATCAGCCAGAGCGACCATGAGGCGGCTGCCTTGCTCTGACACTGAGTTAAACTCTTCGCCGCGCAGAACGCCGGAAGCGATACCCTGTGATAGCTGAATGATTGCGTTCTCAGCTTCCTGAGCAGTTGCGCCGGATACCGCAAATCCCTGGTTGATAATGGTGGTAAGGCGGGTTAAATCTTCTGCGCTGGTGTTGTATGTTCTGGTTCCGCGCTCAAGCCGGGCGTAAAGAGTCGCCGTGCCGTTCAGGGATGACTGGGTTGCTTGTGAAACATCAAAGATCCGCTGCATAACTTCGGCCTGCGTCTCTCCAGTACGAACCGAGTTAGCGACTTTGTTATTCAGTTCAGTCCAGGCATCGGCATAACTCGCAACCTGTTGCACAGAAAGCGCGGCCAGCAAGCCTTTAGCAACGCCAGAAAGGCTGGACATTGTTCGTTCCATCGATCCAATAGAGCGCTCAGTGCGGTTAACGCTGGCTTCAAGGCGGCCCATGCTCCCATTAAGACCGTTCAGTGCCGCATCAACTTCTCTTCGCGCTGCCAGTAAACGCGAAGTATCCATGTCGACTTCGTAGATAACGCTGCCAGCATCAAACGTTCCAGCCATTTACTTTTCTCCGGACAATAAAAAACCCCGCCGGAGCGAGGTTGGTGATTACCAGAATGCAAAATTACATTCTGATTTAATTTCAATGAGTTATGCCACATCAGCACCGTTAATCAGATGGCGAAGTGCCTGAACCCCATCGGCGTTGTAGCGAAACGCCTCAACCTGCTTATCTGAGTGTCTCGACTTATCCAGAAAGAACTTGCCGTACTGCTCAGTTTTCAGGTTGTGTTTATTGGCTACGCGACCGATCTTGTTCGCAGTGCAACCGAGCTGCGCCGCCACTTCACCCGCCGTAGAGTAATGCTCTTCAATCGCCGGCAGTGGCACAATTTCGTGACCGAGAAGTGGGTTAACAAGGGTGGCAACAATCACCTGGTTAGCCGATTCACCAAGCCGCGGAAACATTGACATCAACTCCCGAGCTGATGCGATGTTTTTCTCCAGCGCCTGAGCTTTAAGCTGTTCGGCTTTGGCAAGGCGGTACTCTGGAAGTCCTGATGACGTCTTGTCTCTCGAAATGTTGTAAGTTCCCGTATCCATCAGCGCCGGGAGCACCTCTTCACACACCCAATCCTGAACACGTTCTGCTGAAGGGAGCGAGCTGCGCATGATGAGGCGAAACACATCTGCCTGACCAACAAGTTGAATACCCCGTGGGTTGTCACCGAACCCCAATTCTCGCGATTCGCTATAATTAAGTTTAATCAGTGACTTACAATGCTTTTTCAATGCATCTGCTGGGTTGGTATATCCCAACGCTCTTGCGAGCGGCACCGCAAGAAATACAGGCTTTCCTTTGAAGCGGGCTGCATCAATGCTTACATCCATACCTTCACTTGACTTAAACTCAAAATGTTTGATAATCGAATTCATAGAGTTTGCCTTCTATGTATGTTAGTGATAACCGCCAGCGCCAACTGGCGGTTTTTCTTTTTGCATCACTGCAATACTCCCGTCCCGTATGAAAATACATTTTTCCAGTTAGTATCCCCCCATGGGTGCTCTTCAATATGTTTCGTTTCGCGGCGAAGAAGATCTCGCGTCCTGTTTATAGTCCTCGCATGGTTGGTCACTATCGAGGCAAAGCGAGGTAGTAATTTGTGCTCTGCTGCCAGCAATAACGGGTAAATGTTATGACAGGCTTCGTACATAACTGCGCTTGATCTCCACAGGTAAGACAGTGAGCAAAGCTCTTCGTCACTGAACTGCTTCGCAATCGGCGAATGAGCCACTTCACGATCCAGAATATCCAGCACCCAGCGGCGGAACTCTTTGGCCTTTGGCGTGCGAGCAAACATCGCAACAAGGTGGGCTCCACGCAGAGAGAAAACGCGTGATTCCTGCTTTCCTGAAGGGGTGGTCAGTTTGACCACCCCTGTCATTTGTGCTGTAAATTCATCAGCATGGCGTGAGTAGATGCGTTGAACTGCTTTATCATCGGCATACTCAAGCGCTTGACCAACTTCGGCTGCCGTCAGCCAGACCTGGCCACCCATTTCCATGTAGGCAAAATTTGTATTGTGGAAACTTAGCTCTTTGTTCTGTACAATATTCATGTCGATATTTCCTTTCCGGGATTTGTTCGATAAGGAGCCCTGACTATCGCAAGTAGTTAGGGCTTCGTCGTTTTTATGGTTGGGCATTTTTCACCCCAATTAGGCCGTAAGCCTTTCTCAGCTGATAAATCAATTCGGTATTGAACTGCCTGCACTGCTCTTCACCACTGCGCTCAATTGCTTTACGCACATCCTCCGGAAATCGAACTTTACGCTGATACATGTCTTTTGCTTTTTCCATGACTACCTCCACTAAATGCCCCACCGTGAGACACAGGATAAGTGTCACACCGTGCGTCATTGCTGTCAACCCCACCGTGGGGCATAATTTACTTATTGTGATTTTTGAAGGCGATGAACACCATCATGAGTAGAGAAGATCCGCAACTGAGAATCAGGCTACCAAGTGAACTTAAAGATAAAATTGAAGCCTCTGCGAAAGCTAATAACCGCTCAATGAATGCTGAAATAATCTTCAGGATAAACCTGAGTTATCTTCTTGATGAAGACAAAAGCATGTTCACTACCGTCGCCGAACCCAACAGCTATGTTGGGCATGCTGAAAGGGTTCTTAAATCTCGAGTCGAAGAATCCTTGCCATCCTTCCTTGAACTTATGGCGAAAAAAATCATGACGGATGAATTCAGGGACGAACTCAAGAGAAAAGCAAGGGAGCAAGCCGAAAAAGAATGGGATGAGATGCACAAAAAACCCACCTGATGGTGGGCATTAACAAATGTCTCGAGAGGTCTGGCTTCAATTACCTTGAAAACAGAAACCCCGCAAACACTAATACTACAGCGGCGGCAATTATCCATGAGATCGCCGTCGTCATTGTCGCCGAATCTTTGGCTTCATCCTCAATTAATTTAATTTTCTCTTCAAATTGAGATTGCTTTTTATCAGCGTCCAGCATGGTAAGGGCCAGCGTCTCTTCTAAAAGTACAGAGTTGAAAAGCTCCACCATGGCTTTATGCTCAGATAACCCGATTTTGGTTAATAGCTCCACCACGGCATCTTGTACATCCAACTCAGCAGCATGTTTATTGCCGCCAGAGTCTTCTATATCTTTGACGTACTTGTATTTTTTTAATGCTATCTCTCGAGCTTTGAGCCTGTTAACCTTCACTACATTTTCCATGCTCTCACTATTAACGAACAGTTCGCTAACGTCGTAGTCCAAAGAAAAAGTCATATCCCTATCCCCGTTGGTTTGTTTTCGACAGATTAGCAGGGATATGAGGGAGTAAAAAGCCCACCGTGGTTGGCTCATTTCTTCTTCTCTTCACGTTTGCGTCGTCGCTCTTCCCGCAACTCCTCTCGGCGTAAATCATCAAACACCTTTACGATCGCTTTCATCATCATGAAATTGACGAAGTGGTGATTAACGCAGCCGTGAATGCGTAACAGCTCGGTGAACTCTTCAGCCGATCGCAGCGCCTCCATCATGTTCTTCTCGCCTTTCATGAACTCCGAGAAGTCGCGCCCCGCTCTGGAGGCGCATTCAACAATACGGTTATTCATGGTCACGCCGCCGCATACAGCAACTTCATTTGTCCCTTAACGGGGAACGCAGCCATGCAGCGGGCTTCGAAGTCCTTCTGGTCAATGCTGCAACTGGCAATGTTGGTAACGGCGATCAGTTGCTGCTCGACCTTCTCCAGTGCATCAGGCTTAAGATGTTGGTGAATCTTCTCCTTGCTGTCCCCGGCGGCTTGTTTGGCTGCCTGATAGACATAATCAGGAAGTGCTACACCGTACACCCAGCGAGAGGTGATCTGCCCGAACAGAGCCGGGCAACCGCCGACATGACCAAAGTAAGGAAGGCCGGACATTTTCGACAGTGCTTGATAGAACGGGTCTTTAAAGCGCTTCTCCCAGGACGTTGGTTGCTGGCACACCATCAGGCCGACAATCTGATCCTCGGTGAGCTGGAAGTTTTTACTCAGCAGAAGATTTTTAATGTGTCGGTCACAGGCGCGGGCGAATTTTACTGACAACCAGCGGGCGAATTCCACCGCCAACTCCGGATGAAGCCAGGTCCCGCCGTTTCGCCCTTTTTCCACTCTGACTAAAAGGGGAGAAAAATCCTCTTTTACGCCAGAGCTAGCAATTCCAAGCTCCTCAGCCAGTTCGGCGATATAAATTTTTGTCGCCTCAGTCTTTAGCCAGTCCTTTGGAAGCTTGCCGTGATGCTTTGCAGCAACTGTGGCATTGAACCAGCAATCTGCTGTAAAAGGGAATGAACGGTCATCGTAATTCATAGGGATGATATTAGACATATCGGTAATTACCTTTTAGTGATGAACCTTGTCTCACAGGAATCCGGCCCACAGAAAGGCACCGACAGCCAGCCGGTATCCTCAAGGGTCATCCTGAAAGGTTCTGTGTGAAATGCGCGTGAGATGCGCGGTGAAATTTGGGTATAAAAAAGCCCCGGACTATACCGAGGCTGGCTTATTGGTTGGCTTTGGCCTGCTTCCGTTTGCGTCTTGCAAAGTACGCATCGGCTGCATCGTCATACTCTTCCCTGGTATACCCTTTCTGATCCGGGTATTTGGCGATGAGCATTAGGCTGAATTCGGTCATCGTCAGGTTTTCAGCTTCCTCTCTGCTGATCCCGAAGTGGTTGCGTGCAGCGATGACGTAATCGGCAGCCCGGAACTCACTGGTTTTTTCATTTGTCTCATGGCGCTGAAGTTTGCGTACTTTGGCCTTTCCGATAATGCCGTGCATCATCAGACTTTGTGCAAGGATGACCATATCCTGCGGATTCATGACGCCCTTATGCCACACAAACGCCCTTCTTTTGGTTTTGCCGGGCTTCATCCAACCAACCAGATCACCTATGTCATCATTGCAGCAAGCGGTGAGGACCGTGTGGGCGGCCAGTAGAGATTTCTTATCAAGATGTAAAGCAGAAAGGTGTTTAGCCAGCCATTCAGGCACTCTGCCGTACGCTTCGACAACCCTCTGAATGAGAGGTGTTATTTCATCGTTGCAAAGGTCATAGAACGTCTGAACTATTTCTGCTGGCTCGCCAATGCGCGACATAGCCATGAATGATGGCCGGAAAAAATAATCCCGGTCCCCGACGGTTACCAGGCATTCTCCCAGCTCTTTTAGCGGAACCATTTGCTGCCTCCTGTAAACAAAATCAAGGGCAGGATCCTGCCCTTTGTTTTGCTTACGCCGTGACAGTAACCACGTGGGTAGCCACGAATTCACCATCAACCGTCTTCACAGTAATTGTTGCTGTTCCCGCCGTTGCACCTGACGGCGCTGACACGGTTACCGTATTACCAGTGATGGCGACGGTTGCACGTGCCGGCACGGATGAGCTGGCTGTGAACAGTTTGTTATCAGCATCTTCCGGTGCAATATTCACTGCGAATGTAGTACTGGAGCCAGCAGCAATAGAGCTGGTCGTCGGCGCAACACTTACACCGGTAACCAGAATGTCACCATCAGCTTCGGTGATCTGGAAAGTCTGACCGTCAGCCAATTTGAACTCAAAGCTGTAGGTCACGATTTCTTTCACACCACCGCCGTCACTGGCTCCTGATGGGACCATATAGCCGATGTGGTAATAATCGCCCCAGTGGAAACGCATCCATACACCTGGCTGGCGGCGGGCACGAACCTCATCGACGATGTATTTCACGAACTGCTGAATGCCAAACTCATCAGTGCGGTCTTTAACGCGAACCTCCCCTTCGATGGAGTAGGTCGGGTCCAGACTGGCAATCAGGTTTGAACTGAATCCGCCGTTATCAGCATCAGAGGTCAGGGCCTCCGGGCTAAGGTCCCACGTTGCCGATGTTGGCAACCCCATCAGTTTCCAGTCGCCTTCCGCCGGAAACTGGTCGGTACAGCCGTAAGCCAGTTCCAGCGTCTTAGCGCGACCAATTAGTTGTCCGTTGTCGGAGCAGCCTTGCATCGTTGCTTACCTCGCTTCAGATAATAAAAAAGGCCGCTCCAGGCGACCTTATGTGGTTTTATTCGGTGTTATCCGCCAAAGAGACAGGCGAACTGCAGGCGCCACACCATACGCCCCTCGGTTGTGATAACAGGCGAAGGAATTCCGCCCATGTTGGATATCTGCCCAAGGCAGGTGTGCGTCATCGGGTTTTGCTGCACGTAATCGATGATGGCCTGAGCGTCGTTCTCTGACTGCGCATAGTCAGCAGATGCCTTTCCCTTGCTTATCACGTCCACCATGACGTAGTAATCAGCGGCCATATCACGATCTACTGGCGTGCCACCATTTGGTCGGAACACAATAAAGCGGTCAGATGCCTTGCCGGTATCATTCCATGACAGTGACTGAACGATGTATCCGGCAGTCAATCCTGACTCAACAAAGACATTTCGAACCCGCCTGTGCATAGGAGGTGTCATAGCTCCATCTCCCTGCGTATAACTGCGTCAACTCTGTCTCTGGCGTTTTCAGCACCTTTCTCAAGGAATTTTGGCTCGCCTGATGTATCCCATATATTTCCACGGGAGCCGGGCGCTTCGCCTTTTCTTACAGGACGCGGGGTGTTTTTTCCAAGATGAATACCTTTGGCCTCATGCACGTACGCCGCATAATTTGCAGAATAACCAATTCTCCCGGTTAGTCTGGTGCCCTTGATAACAACCTCTCTAAACTGAGAGTTAACCAGAGTGCTGGTATCGATAGGAACCAGCACCGCTGACTCCAGCCCAATCTCAAACAGAGCAGAGTAGAGCGCCCGCATGGTTTTTCGCTTTTCGATATTATCAATCAGCCGGTTGATATTATTGCTGACCTTGGAGACTCCCCGAACTTTAACGCCCATAATCAGACTCCCGTTATCAGTGCGAAATCGTCCGCCAGTCGCTCGAACGTATCTGCGAACTGGACGATCTGCCGAATCTCATCGGCCTCATCCGGCGGAGCCGCATCGGTCGACGCGCCAATCAGGATGTAATCTCCCTCCCGCGCCGTTGCGTACTCGGTCCATATCGTGTTTTTAACCACGATCTCCCGGCCAAGGTCACCGATTTTTGCAGAGAGACCACCCTGGTAGTCGCAGAGGATAGCGATCGGCGCTTCCCACCCGTAAGGCTGACCTCCGCCGTCGGTATCGCTACCATCAGCATCGCGTATGCGCCGCCAGATTGTCGCCGTCGCGGTGTATGACCAATTCGCGGTTGCCGACATCAGTCATCCCTCCATCGCAGCACAACGGCGCCTGTGGCGCGTATGCGGTCGCAGTTGATGTGCCACTCACCATTGCTTTTCACGTACGCCGTCGTTTGTTGGCCTGTATCGGTGATCACCCACACCCGGGTAAACGTCCGCGGCAGTCGTTGCTGAACTGAAACCCACGCCATTAGCAGCCCCCGACCACCATAAACAGGCCCACAGTGTTGCCAGCGCTGATCGGAAGTTCACTGGTGCAGCCGCTGGTATCCAGTTTCGCCAGCGAGTCACGCAGCCAGGTAATGCCGTCGTCTCCGTAATCGAACGAGCGCGACGCTCCTGATGGCGCCCCCTGCGATTTTATTCGCCGGGCACCGGATGACGTCGCCATGAGCGCAGCGGCATACATCAGAATGAGCTTTGCCGTGCATTCGTCGTATCCAGCACCATCGAGGCACGGGATAATCTTGTTAACCACGCAGAGAATCGGATCGAGCAGAGCGGCCGGGATGGAGTAACCCAATTCACCGAGGAACGCCTGCACGTCTGCCGCTGTGATTGGGTCAGCCATGGTTATTTCGCCTTCTTCGATTTGCTGGCAGATTCTTCCTGCTGCTCTGCCTGCTCTGCAGCGTCATTGCCCGGCGTGGCTACTTCCAGCGCTTGCTCTTCCACTTCGCCCACCACCGACACACGACCAGCAAAAGCTGCAGGAACGTCCGCCGCGACGAATTCGTGGCCAACAGGAAGTTGCTGGAAGACGCCATCAATCATGCCCCAGCAGCCGGTTTTCTCGACCTTTAACGTTTTCATGCTTTCTCCCGAAGAAAAGGGGCCGAAGCCCCTTAACCCTGTGCGTTGAAGACTTTAGAGCGACCGTTGAAATCACGCTTAATCTGCAGACCAACTGCACTCCAGACCAGAGTGTTGTAGTTGTCGAACGGATTCTGTCGGGGGATCATGAAGGTGCCCACCGGCGCGGCGATGCGCGTCTTGATGTACTGCGAGTTGCGAACGTACGCAATGAAGTGGTTACCGGTCAGCTTAAAGGTCTGGTTGAACGACTCGATGCGACCATAGCGCAGGATGTATTCCAGCACAGTGCCTTCTTTGAAGCCCGCGGCATCGGAATACGGTCGGTTCAGGTTGCGCATGATATCCGGGGATGCCCACGCTTTTACCTTCTCCTGAACGTAGTTATCGTCCAGCAGTTTGGCGAACGGACCGGTGAAGAATGCTACTGATTCATCAGGAGTCGAGGTGGTCAGGTCAATATTCAGACCGGATGCACTCAGGTCTACCTGGTTGGTGTTGGCGTGGTTGGTAATACCAGCGCCAACATAGCCCTTCACCTTCACCTTCGCATCGCCGGAAAGCATGTAGTCGGCCATATCTTCGCGGATGGCTGCAACATGCGCTTCCTGGTCATCGGCCATTGCATCAAGGTTTTCGGACTGCATGCCGTTCCATTCACGCCATTCACGGCTGTAGCCGGTGTTGAAGATCGGGATCGGGTCGCCGGCTTCGTCGTAGATGACTTTATCCAGTTCTTCCGGAACATGGCCCGTCAGTGTGCGATGAACCTTGCCAGCGTCGCTGGAAACGCGGTAGAGCGCCGCCGTCTTGCCGATTGAGATCGGCGTACCGAGACCGAGCAGGTCATCAAGCAGGCCGTTGCCTTCGTCGTTGCGGAAGACTCGGGTGGTGATGTTGTCAACTTCACGCCAGTAGTCTTTAGAGATCAGCGCAGCCTGGTTAACTTCCAGCGCGCCGCCGTACTGGGCGGAAATGTTGTTCTGGTTAACGTTGAAGGATTCGCGCTGCATCAGCAGCTGATTCCATGCCTTCTTGATCTGGTTATGTTCAGTAACCAGCTTTTTGTTAAATACGATCATGCTCATGCGGTAGCTTTCCCTGATTTGCGAACTTTCACGAGCTGGGCTTCAGCACCAACGGTGATCTTTTCGCGTGAAAAGAAGAGGACCTGGTCGGTGGCTGGAGTGGTCGACTTGGCCAGTGTGCCGTCACCGGCAGAAACCAGACCTTCGTTTTCCAGCAACACTTCGCCAGCCTTTACCAGCATGTGGTAATCGACATCGTCTTCGCACATGATGGCCGCGCCAGTATCCCCGGCCGGCACTGCATCGCGGATATCACCGCCGCCGATATAATTGTGCTGGAGCGCCAGGGCTACCCCTGCACCACCGGCCACATTGTGAACAGCCAGTTTCCCTGTGCTATCCAGCATTACCAGAGATCCTGGCTTCACTGCTGCCGCCATGATTGCTTCAATGACCTGCGGGTCATTCTTGCGGGCCGGGCCCGCGATTACGGTATGGAAACGAGGTGCGAGAGCCATTATTCAGGAGCCTCCATAGAAAGGATTTCACTCTGAGCGCCATTCCCCTGGAATGCCGGGTTCAGACCGGTGCTGGTCTGGCACTGCGAGTACATGTCGTTCAGCGCTTCGCCGGCCAGCGAGTTGATCGCCGCTTCGGTCATGAACGGGAATTTCGCTTTGACCGCTTCACGCTTGGTCTTGAGGTCTTTTTCAGCGTTGGCCTGCAGCTGAGTTTTCAGCGTACTGATCTCGTCAGTCAGCGGCTTAATCGCCAGATTTACTGCTGCGGTAATCGCGTCAGAGTTAATCTGAGTACCCGGCTGGTCGCCTGCTTTATTCTGTACCTGCTGGTTATAGGCATCCCAGACCTGATCGTCGGTCAGCCCCTCGGTTTTAACGCCTGCGGCATTGAGCGCGGCGATCATCTTCTCTTTCATCGGGTTTGTTTCTCCGTTGGTTTTGACTTCGTACTCAGTGGGTTTGCGCACGACCTCTACTGGATCGCCGACCAGCGTGACTGTGCTGTCGTCGATGAGGTATTTTTGCTGGAAGAGCTTATTGCCCTCTTCGAAGATGAATTTGTCTGGCCACACGGTCACGACATAGCGATACACATCGCTGCCTGACGGCGCGCGAATGGCTTCACGCAGCATCTGGTAGATTTCATCGAATGAGGCATCTGAGTTGTGGGTGAGGAAGAACTTCACTTTGTTCAGCAGGCCATCTTTGAGGCTATTTGCGGCTTCAACGAGGCTTGCAGTTTCGACTTCGCCTTCCTGACCATCGGCATTCACGAACATGCCGACGCCTTCTTCTGGAGTACCGGCACCCGGCTCATCGAGCAGGATAGCGATATGGTCGAACTGCATATTGCGAGCGATCCATGAGTATTTCTTCTGCTTCGACTCGCCTGATTTTCTCTCTTTGTTCGTGAGTAAGCCGGTAGAGAGGTGGATCGGGTCGGTGTTGGTGCCAGCGATCATCTCATCGAGGCGAGTAATCAGGCGTTTACCGTCAGGCTTTGTCTCGGCGACCGCCTTATTGATATAAACGTCCATGACGACCTGGTCGCCAGACTTGCTGACGTTCTGCGCCCATGCTCCGACGTGATAGCTGTTAATGGCCCGCGGGTCATTGGCGCTGACATATTTGCCATCTACCATCGGGTGCGGAAGAGGCATCAGCTTGCCTTCCATCGTCTGGTAGCTGTTGTTAATCTCCTCCGCCGGGTACAGGCCGCCATTCATAACAATGTCATCGACGATCGGAACCGCACCACGAATGACGTAGTGCTCCTGGCCGTTGATGGTTGTCGTTGAGATGTTGGAGGCGTTGATGGCGAGGCTTTTTACGTGAATACTTGAGAGCTTCATCTCCTCTCCTGATTTTGTTATGGCAACAAAAAACCCGCCGAAGCGGGTTTCAAGGATTTAATTCTATTTTTCACTATCCGTTGCAACTGTACTCACCATGGAGAGTTTTTCTTGCTATCACGACAGCCGACTCTGCCTCCCCCATCGTCAGGAATGTACCGAGGTGGATAGCCTTGCCGTCTTTGTATATCTGGGCTCGCCATTTACCACTTTGCTTATGCAGGCTAACGCCTTTAATTCCGCTCGTGTTGTCTGACCTGACAGATGCATTCCACCTGTTTTGAGATGTGCCGGCAGATCTAAGATTGGCTATGTTGTTATTGCTTCTGTTTCTGTCTTTATGATCGACTTGACTCGGTAAAACACCATGGTGAAGAGCAAAAATCACCCTATGCACCATTCGAAGTCGACCTTCGAAGTTAACTTCCCAGTAACCGGACTTTTTAAGCGAACCAGCGCAATCTCCTGCCCGTGAAAATACTCTTCCGTTGCCGTTTATTTTGTCGTGTCGCCACCGAAGAAAACTTGGCGATGATTCGTCGTAGTAGAGAGCGTCACGGAAGCGTTCAATCAATGATTCTTGTTCTTTCATATAAACCTCGTAGCAGGTTTCGTAGATGATTAGTGCGGCAGGGGTGTCTACGTTCACCCTCTTCGACTGGCCGGTCTAGCCGCACATCAATTTTACCACAATGTGATGCTGGATAGCTTCACGTTGCGTCCTCTGATTTTCAGGCTGCTTTAGCCCATTGTTTACGTTCTTTCGCCAGCTTCTCAGCTAACCCCTGATTGAAAATGCTGCCGTCGTCATTGACCAGCACCGGAATCTGGCTGCAATAGCAGTTGTACCGGTTGCCGTTCTCGGCGTAGAAGTCTCGCACCTGCTCGGTGGTATAAACCTTGCCGTGACGGCTGGCATGCCAGCTGCGCGTGGTCGGCTTCAGTGCCGACAGCCACAGCAGGCCGGTATTCAGGCCAAGCCGATCCGCCGCCCAGTCCGTTTCGTTCCATTGCGCCTGCCGCAGCGCGCCGACCTGCTCAGTCTGAGCCATGTTCTTTGCGCGGCTCATAGATACGTCAAGGCGCTTGCTTATCACCTGCGCCGTTTCGCGCGGATTCACACCGCGCCCAACGGCATCCGCGATGATGTTCGACAGGTCACCGCGCGCCCGGTCAGCTTCCAGCTTCCAGTCGCTATACGTGCTGATGTAGGCGCTGGCGATCTGGTTCTGGTATGCAGGGCTGCTTAAAAGCTGCTGTAGCGTTGTCTGGCTGGCATATGCCTGTGACTGCTGCGAGAGGTTGTTGAATGCCTCCAGTGTGCCGCGCTGCGCCTCTGTGGCGACGTAATCCATCGCCCACAGGTTTTGCTCGCCGCCTTCCAGCAGGTGATCGTCCAGAATGGTCTGCACGATATCCAGTAGGTCCGCCAACTCCTGCGGCGACATATCGTAGATGAACTTGCCTGCATTGACCTGGTAGAGCGTTGGCTCTTCGCCGTTAACGTGACACAGGAAGTGCCAATTATGGCTGTTTGACTCGCGCTCTCGCCCGGTAAGGCGCTGGTCGAACACGGCCTTCAGTGCAACCTTTATCGCGTAGTAACGTCCATCTATGTCGCGTTCCATCTTGCTGACTGCTTTACGCGACATCGTGGGGTCAACTTTCGACCGTGGTATTACCGGACTTTTCGGCTTCTGACTGAGGGTCGGCCAGAGGATCAGGTTTTGGTTTGTTGCCATCAGGCGGAACCTCCTCATCAAGCTCAGGCAGTGGTTGCAGTTCGCCAGCAGCGCGGATTTCGTTCTCTTCGATAGCTGAGCGTCCGAATGCATTCGTCGATTTCACAGCCACGTCGGCGAGCTTGTCCATGTTGGCAATCTTCTCTGCCTGGCTCGGCGCCAGCAGATCAGACCAACCCACGGTGATTTCTTCATTCTTGGCTGGTGGAATAATGCCAAGCATCCAGAAGCGTGAAACCACATCCGTGATTACGTCGGTCAGGAAGCCTTTCCGGCGGCTCATCCTGGTGCGCCCCCAGCCTTTGGCATCCTCGGTGCTGGCGCGCTCACCCGTCTGCATCCCAACGAGCTCTTTCACAGGGATAGGAACGGTCGCGCAGAACTCGCTCAGCGCGGTACGCCATGTCGGCTCTGGGTCAGCTGCCGCAACGCTCAATACCTCGGCGGTACCAGCCTGCATAAAGCTGGCGCTGTCGGTGCTGTCGTTAAGGCGACGGACTTGCTGATCAAGCGCTTCCGCAAGTTGCCCTTCCGCCACGCCTAGCGCTTTCGCTAGTGCGGAGAAGTTCGTCTTCTCACTGAACGAGTAGTTGAGCTGGCGACTGGCGTTCTTCAGAAAACCCTCAGACGCACCACCGCTAACCTTCTCGATATCCAGCAGCTTGTTGAAGCCAGCCTCAAGCAGAGACTTGCCTGACGTCATAACGCCATCATCAGAGCCCTCAGCCAGGATGATTACGCGATCAGGGTGGACATTGATGATTCTGCCCGGGCGGGCGTCAAAGTTTCCGTCAACCGGCAACTCTGTGAACGAGTACATCGTCACTTCGCCGAACGTTTCACTGTCCGGGTTATCGTCCCAGTTAACCGGATCGATTTGCGCTTCCCATGCAGGGATTAGCTTAACGAGTGCCTTTTCCTGCAGGCTGCCTACGATGGTGGTGTCAACTGGCTCTGACCACTTCTTGCTGTCCTTAATTTGAAGCAGGATCGCCGAGTAACGGCCAACCAGATTGCGGCGGTCAGCGCCTTTAATCTGCTCCCAGCATCGCTTCAGGAGCTTGTTGATACGCTTATCCCACCCCGTTTGCTTAGATGCGTCCTTTGTCTGGTCACCTTCGTAAACATCTGGGTAGTCTTCCCAGCACCCGTCGAGCATGCGCGTCACGGCAGCACCGGCCACGGCATTACGCCGGTACGCCCGGTAAAAGTCATCAAACGTGAGGTGTAACGGGTAGCCGAACTCCTGATAGAGTCGCTGGCGCTTCGTGTTGCTGGTTCCGTTGAAGAGCATCGACAGGTTTTTATTTCGCTCCCGTTCGATACTGGAGTTACTGGCGCGCTGTTGTTTCATTTCGCTTTCGGTCACGATGTCCTCCGTCAGCGCGATCGCACCAACATGCCGGTGATTTTTTGTGGTGAATGCAGTACGCGATAACGTGTTCCATCCCAGTCGTGATCTTCTTGCTGGGTGTCGACGTCATCAGGGTTTTTATCGTCACGAACGAGTACCGGGATTCGGCTTATCCAGCCACGGCAGTAGTCAAAAACGTAGAATGCTGGCTTCTCAGGCATGCCCGATTCCAGCTTCACTCCTTCAACCACCGCTTCGAGCATATCCGCAAAAAGAGATGCGCCGTTGATACGGGAGCCTGGCTTTTTATCAGCTGGCAACCAGGTCACGCCCTGTGCTTCCATCTTCTGCGCGATCGATAACTCGTTATCGCCAGTGTTGAATATCGCCCCATCAGCCGGGCCGGGAATCACTTCGCTACAGATGCCTGGCATAATGTGCAACTGGCCCTGCGTGACACCGTCGATTTGAATCTCTTCCGGCTCGTCGACGTCTTCGCCAACCAGCCGCTTGTCAATCCACGCCACGCCTTTCGCGACGTTAGTGGATGACATATTCAGGCCCTTGTTGAGCTCGTCAGGAGGGCATCCGTACCATTCACCGATCAGGATAAGGGAACCGGCAGGCGGGCAGAAATGTCGACCATCAGGCAACTCGGCGGCTGTGCCATCGGCCTGAGCCCACCAGAGGTTAGAGAACGGCTTCGACTCACCCCAGTCATGGGAGCGGTCGACGGTCCAGCTAGCCGGGATGCGGAACGGCTTAATGACGTGCAGCGCTTCATTCCACAGATGGTCAAATCTCCCGCCACTGGTCACATCCCAAGAGCCCTCTACCCACGCTTTTCGCCGGTTTGGGTCTTTGATGGCCATCAGCGTCGCGATGTACTGCGGATCAAGATACGGGTTTTCTTTGAAGGAGCCGTGGATTGCAACGCGGGTAAGCGTCACATCCTCTTCTTTCTCGGTCTGAGGGTTAAAGACCCTCTGGATTTCGCGAATGATGGTGCCGCGAGGCGCTGGCTCGATGAAGCGTTTCTTCACCCAGGTATGGCCGATGCCGAAGGGGTTGGTAGTGCTGAATGTCTCCAGGGGGATCGGCTTCAACAGGCTACCGTCCGCCAGCGGGAAGTTCTCAGGCCTAAACGACGAGCGCCGACAGGAGAACATCATTTCGTAGAATTCAGCGGACTGCTGCTTTGTCAGCTCGTTGAAACCGATGAACGGGAATTCCTGCCCGTGATAGTCCCAATAGTCACCCTCTTCTTTCCCGAACCGGAAGAGAAGCTCTTCGCCAGTCGGCCACACCCAACGCAATTCTGAGGCTGACGCCAGGTATCGTGCGCCATCATTGAACAGCCGGTACATGCGCTTCGACTGCGTGATGATATCGGTGAGGTTTTTATACTCGGTATCGAAAATAACGCCACGCCAGAACGAGCCATAGCCCAGACCAACCAGGCGGCGAAATCGGGCCAGCTGCGCCGCTGTTTTCCCCGGCCCACGCGTCCCCTCATAAAGTATCTCGTTACACGGGCAGCTCAGGGAGAGCGATTGCGAGCCCGGTAAGGGCTTCCATACAGCCTTGTAATTCATCCACCTAATACCTCACCCTGCTGCTTCTGCGCTGCCTTTTCCCATTCATCAACGTTGTCACAGGACGGGACCGGCATAACGTTATGAGTCGCAACCACGCTTTGCTCTACTTTTTGCTTGTTCGTGTAGACGTCGCCAACATCCTTGGCGGCCTGCTCAAGCAGTTGTGCGGTCATACCGTAGTTCTTCATGCTTTCGGCATTTAGGGCCATCCGATTGAGAACGCGTAAACGGTATGCCTTATTGGCGATGGGAATATCTGAAATCTCATTCTGGAATCGCTCGCGGGTGGCATTGAAAAGGTCTACCCATTTCTTAGCCAATCCCTTACCGCTAACCTTCGTCGGATCGTGCGATTCGACTTGCTGCGGGGTGACTTTTATCCCGTAATCTTTTTGGATAGCGGCGACCACAATCGACAATGTGTCATAGCACGCAAGCATTTGAACGATGGCGGCTTTCACTTCTGGTTTTAGAGCAGCCATACATCACCATCCTTCCAAAGCATTCCAAATTTAAGCCAGCCTCAGCATGCACGTCCCGCACGCTCTGGCAACATCGATATGAGCAACCTCCGCCGGCCTGTTCGCCGCATCCACCATTTCCTGCACGTCTTTGCTGGCGCCGTAACGCCGGACCACTCCGACGAATTCCTCGACGTCGTGGCCGCGAAGTTTGAGCGCCGGCATTCCGGTCTCTTTGTTGAACTTCGGTGCGCCATAGTCATCGGCAGCCTGGGCTATGTGGTAGAGCTCATGCTCCACCAGTGCGCAGAACTCCAGATCGTTGCATTGCTCGCAGTAGTCGGCAGCCAGGGTGATGATGAACTTCGGTATGCGACCGAACCATTCATGCATCTGCTGTTCCATGCGGGATTTCTGCCAGCCGCCGGCGCGCATCATTACCTGCTCACACTGACCAAGCACAATGCGGCCGCTTTTGGCGAATGAGCCAGAGGCCCACATGAACGTAATGTCAGCATCAGCCAGCGCGCTAACGAGGTGTTGGTGGTCAGGGTTATGGATTCGTCCGTCTTCGGAGAGGATGTTTTGATTTACCCATTCACCGATTTCGGCTGCAGGGATCAGTCGGGTATATGGCAGCCAGTTTTCGCCAGTGAAGTTGACGGGAGGGTATGGCCTGCGGTTGTCATTTTCAGCCATACAGAACAATCCTCTGGTTTACTTTGATACTTACCCGGAAATTTCGAGACAAGCGCATCAGAAAACTTACATAAAACTCTGTCAATGGCGCTTTTATGGCACCATTTGCAGAACTTTATATTTACGCCTGTTTGCCAATTACAGGGGTGATCCGGATACACTTCTTAGTGAGCCAGCCCCAGCGCAAAAGCACTGAAAGGATGAGCAGCGGCTTCATGTATGGGCGAAGCGTAATTTCCGCCATTAGGATTCCAGTGGTGCTCATATGGATTACCTCGTTGTGACATTATCGAGCCACCTCTGGAAGTGGCTCTGTAATGCCCTACTGACGTTTTGCTTCTGCCTGTCTGATATCAGCCTTATCCCGGTTGCACTGCCCGAGCGCTGATAGCAGACTGACGTTTAAATCAAGGCTCTGGCCCCACGTCAGGTTGTCAGGGATTTCCGGTTGCGGGGTGTCAGCCGTCAGGCTGGCCGGTAACGGGACCACCGGCACCTTGACGTAGACCGTTCGCGAATTGTTGCAGCCGCTTAACTGCGCCAGCAGGCACAGGGCGATTAGTGCAATCATCATTCGCAACAGCAACCCGGATATCAGCCGAGGCTCCCGATGCGTCCAGTGCGATCTGCTCTTTTGCATTCTTGTTGGCCTCGACGATGGTGTTGAATATGGTCATGGTGGTCAGAACGTTGGAGGTGATGGCCTGAGCTGCGTTTACCTGCTGCTCGGCGCCATCGGCTCGGGTTTTCTGATCAGCCGCAGCGTTGTGGTAATGCATTGCCAGCCACCCAAGGCAAACAACCAGGCAGATCACAATGGCGCTGATAATGGCGGTTAACCGGCTCATTCTTGACTCCAGAGACAAACTTCGCGCTCAATCTCGCGGCGAGTTACCAGACCTTTCCACTGCTTACCTTTGGCATAGGTCCAGCGGCGCAACTGGTCACATGCACCTTTCTGGTCACCCTGATTGATTTTGCGCAGCAGTGTGGAGGTCTGGAAGTTGCCAGCGCCGACGTTATAGGCGAACGAGTACAGAGCCCCGCGCATTGTCTCGGGGATCGGCTTCTGGATGTACGGGTTAATCTGGCGGGCGACGGTGTTCAGGTCTTTATTGAGCAGCGCACGGCATTCAGCCTCGGTGTACTTCTTGCCGAGCATGATGTCTTTGCCAGTATGGCCATAGCAGACAGTCCAGACGCCTACCACATCCTGATAGGGGTCATAACGCACACCTTCAAGACCATCGTTCCCGGTTGGGCCGGTGATGAGCGCAGAAGCAATGGCTATGGCGCCACCGCCGACGGCAGCGATAACGCTATTCCTCAGTTTTGGTGTCATAGCCATTGAGCCGATCCTCGCGTTCTTTCCGCCGGTAGTACCAGTTCACCCCACAGGTGGTAATGGTGCAGGCGATACCGACAATAATTGCCCAGTCACTCAGGGTCATCCCCGCTATTTTGTCGGCCAAAATCCATACCTCTTCCTTAACTGCCCCGGCATACGCCTTTGCTGAGACACCGCAGCCCGTCAGTGCAGTCCCGGTGCCGTATGAAAGCCTGCTGTAAATGGTGCTCATTTTTGTCATAACCTCACCTCCGTTGATGACGGATGGCGCTGTGCGTAAAAGGGGAAAAGAGGCCCAGACCCTGCAGGCTGATTTATCAACAAAGCACGTCGGGGATGATTCCCGAGGGTCTGGGCATGCTCAATAAAAAACCCGCTCAAGGCGGGAAGTAAGACCAAGGGTAAAAGCGACGGCGCGGTAGCCGTAATGGTCCCAAGGTAGAGGGATTTAGAAGGCTGCAGCATAACTATCACTGGTGATGCAGGATAGCCAGTTAGGGCTGCAGCTCGGTTTCTTGAGTGGTGGCCGGTGCTGATCTCCGGCTTTCTCTGGCATTACACGTACCCAAGACTATTCTCCAGAGATAGCGCTGTCCTCATCAAGGGGTGCCGTCTCTAACGTATCAGCCTACGCATTCACCACAACGGAAAGAGCACTGACTTCGAGCAGACCTTGGGCCCAGGAACGACGATCAATCTCAATGCTCTTACCTGTTATGGGCTCCGTTTCGTGGAGCAACGGCCAGTCGATCAATCTGGCACCGGGGGAGGACTTATTTTAGGCGTTAATGCCCGTGCTCCATATCTGGCGGCCTGTTGCGTTGCGCCAACAACGCCCTGATGGATTGGATTATGAGCCCGCCATCAGGTCAGGCCATTATCTGGCGCACCATTCAGGACTCGAACCTGAAACCGATAGCTTAGAAGGCTATTGCTCTCTCCGGTTGAGCTAATGGCGCTGAATTGGTGCTCGCATCAGGGATCGAACCTGAAATCATCCGATTATGAGTCGGGTGCTTTAACCTTGTTAAGCTATGCGAACAATCTGGTTCAGGGCTCTTGCGCGGCGGGTGTCAACGTGTCGTGCAGCACGTCTCTACCCAAGAGCCCTGACCGGATCGCAGGCATAAAAAAGCCCAAGGCGTTAACCTCGGGCTTGAATTTTTTGCTTCGGAACGACTGAACGGATTCCCAGCGTTAGGGATGAATCTAACCAGTTTTTCCGGAGATTGCAATAGCTATTTTCCACAAAATTTTATTTTTATAGAAAATACTCATTATTTCGTCACCCGGGAGAGAATGACATCAGCGTAGGATTCCTGTTTGTGACATTCGGATACCAGCTCCTCGAAGAAAGGTTTCAGTTGCTCATAAGCTGCCGTTTTCTTAATGTCAGCCACGGCCCTTACCCCTTCCATCACCGTCGAAAACTTCATGCGCGCATAACCTCTTCCGCTGCAGCGATCGCATACCTTCATTACCGGTAGCCCAAGGTGCTCGCTGGTCTCTTTATCCAGTACCTTTCCTTTCCCATTGCAGCGACACGAATTGCTGATAACACCCTTTCCGTTACAGGCTGAGCATTTAACTTTGACCACTTCGCGCACTTGGCTCCAGCTCTCCCAGTGGCTTGGGCGAACCGCTCGGGACATCTTTGCCCAATAAGGTGGCTTGCCCCACGGATATGAGCATTTATTGGTGAACACCTGGGCCTCTGTGAAGCCAGTCCCATCGCAGCAAGTGCATTTTCTAACGCTGGCAGCACTTCGCGTGTAATCCTGGTATGCAAAAGCACACAGAACTTCGAGAACTCTTTTGCGAACGTCCTGGCTGAGTTCTGAAACGATGTTAAAGCGGATTGATAATCGCTCTGCTGATTCATAAAGTAGCTCCATTGCTCGGTCAGGTGTGCTTACCCCAATCTTTGCCAGATAGAGGTCGAAGCCGAATCCGCACTTGGCATTTACCAGCCCAAGAGCGGCCATGATGTCAGTGCCGGTTAGACCATCCGATGCAGTAGCCCGTGGCGAATCGCTCAGCATTGGTGATTTAGGCGCGAAGTATTTGGCGATAGATTCGAGGTTCATGCTGTCTCTCCCAGGCGCTTATAGATACGGACGAAATTGCGTAATATTTTGTAGTCAACCAGTACGGTGCCGCGGTGACGGCAGAGGCGGAGCTTTTGCCAGCGGTCGCGGATGCGTTCGATAACATCACGGCTCATTCGTCAACCCTCTCGTTCTGCCAGAGAGGAAGTGGAGACTTATCCCCGGCACGGCGAATTCGGGACTTTGCGTTCTTCTCAATCTGAATGAGTTTCTCGATGTTCTGGCGGCGCTGCTTTTCTTCCCGTCGGAGATATTTCACGCTCTCCATGTAGCGAGACTCCTGGTCACAGAGCGTCATCAAGAAGTCAAAAGGTTCGATCAATGTTTCGCACTTCCTGCAGCGTAAGGTCCGGTCCTTTTCGTTAACCCAAACGGTGGAGTGCAGACACATCACCTTCTTACCTTCGCGCTGAATAACGAGCCCATCCTGCAGGTCGTTATTCTTCGCTGGGAAAGCTACAACCTTTCCCAGTTCAATTTCGGTTTCTGTGCTCATGCGGCCTCCCGTTGTTTTATGAGCGCACGTCGTAGCGCGCTGTAATGGCGTCTGATGCCTTCCAGTTCTTCGCGAGTGTATGGGTGGATTTCATTGTTTTGCTCCAGCGCCAGCACACGCTCTTCGCCGATCAGATCGACAAGAGCGGAACGGTACGCTTCGATGTTCCCGGATTTGTGAACGTTACACGCGGAGCACTGGAGCCAGACGTTATCTGGATTGAATCGAAGCTGTGGTGCGGCGGCGGTGGTGCGGTAGTGACCGGCATGCCACGCAAATGCGGTTTTTGTGCCGCATGAGATACATCCATGCCCGTCAGCCAGCAGCATTTCGCGCCGCCAGTCGTTGAAAACACGCTGAGTCATCTGGACCCAGTAGCGAATTGGCTTCAGCTCACTTCGACGTGCAGCACGCCGCTGGCGACCCTCCTTCTCGGATTCGCGCTGGCGCTTCACCGCCCTGGCTTTCGCCGCTTCCCGGGCTTTTGCTGTCTGTTTTTTGCCGATCGCGCTGGCGCATTCAAAACTGCATACCACCTGCCCTTCCCGGGCAGGATGGAACCATTCGCGGCAGTGGGCGCATTTACGACGTGAAGGTTTAAGCATGTGGCCTCCTTGCTCTCAGGCGTAGCCACTTCTTATCGACCAGGCGGGCGGTGTAGTCTTTCAGGGTCGGGATGTCGGAAGGCTTAACTTCGACCTTGCGCTTGCGGCGCGCCGGTACGCGGAAGATGCCGCGATCCATGACCTTAGCGAGCAGACTGTGCATGCGAAGCCCTCCATTCCTGGGCCCATGCAATCCGACTGCTGGACTTCTCGCTGAACTTCACATTGTGCTCGGTGCCGAACCAGTAGATCGCTTCGATCACCTCGACCATGTAGCGCTTGCTGGATTGAGAGGTGCGAACGCCGAAGTAGACGCGGCCGCCGTTGATGCCCGGAGCGGATTTCTGCTCACGCTCCGGGTTTTGCATCTGGCTGACCAGTACGGTGATGAGGTCTTTCCACTCCGCTGGCTCCAGCTTTTCACCGTGCCAGATCACCTGATCGCTCAGGTCTTTCAAAAGTGGCCACATGAGACGATTCTGTTTGTCGGTGCGGCTTTCTTCGCGCGCCTCGATAATCAGCGGCGATCGGTGGTCTACAGGCAGAGACTGGATGAAGTTTACGACGTTACGCTTAACGTTGTCGTTGATAAGGCAGAATTGTTGCTTCACGCTTCACCTCCGCAGAGGCTAAACGCTGAATGCAGAAAATCGCCGGTGGCTTTCGCCATCGGTGACAGGGATTGCTGTAAGGTTTTGTGCGCCATGTGTCCCCACTTGGCGCCGGAAGTAAGTCGTCAGTTGCTCAGGCTGACCAGGTAATTATCGCCCTTCCCGGGGATAAATGCAAAATGAGCATATACGATAAAACCCCTCCGGAGAGGGGTTTGATTTCAACTGAAGGCTTTGCGTTCTGCGGGGGTTACCGTTAAGCAGCCTCACGTGCCTGACACATCTCTGCTCACCAGAGCCTCAGCATGCCGCGGAGTTACCCACATGGTAGATATTTGACGACAAAAGCCCTTTTTAAGGTTTTACCAGACTAAATTTTATTGTATCCCGATATACCCCTGGATGGCCTAGCATAAACTTACACTTTTTAATAGCAACCTCAGCTTCCCTGAAGAAAACCTCATCGCCCGTTATGTCTACTGAGTACACATCGCCTTTATCATTAACCCACGCCGCATAATCGACACTCCCTTCAATTCTCAATGCCTGAGCCTTGACTGGCATCACTGGCGCAGGACAGCTTATGCGAACAGGTACTATTTCTTCTTTTTTTTCAATAGCAAGCGCCACGTTTGATACAAGGACAGCACAAACCAGAAGCAATGTTTTTTTCATAAACGATACCAATTGTTGTTTTCCTTGCGTCCAAAGTTCACTAATGTGCATTTTACACGTAAAGCCGGAGGGAGAGGCTCCACTTCGACACAAGCCCCCTCTGGTGTGGAGGGGATTATATAGCATCAAGTAGATGGGTGCGCGGCTTTGCGTTCTGCGGGGGATTTAGGCATCGCCAACTTCCTCAAGAATCTTTGAAGCATCGATTTTACTAAGGCGATTAACCATGGCTTCCATCTCCCTGCGCATGATTTTTTGAAGCACCCTATCTCTTCTGAAATGGCAAGGTTGTGGCCTGTGCTTACGCTTTTCACGAAACGGAAGAGATGATGATTGCCAGTATCGCTTTCTGAGCGACCCAGACTGCACCATGTCAGACCTGACGATTTCGCCTACCGTACTAGCCCTCGGCATCACCTCACCTCCTGCGGCCCGGCCGGCAGCGGCATCCAGTGGGTTACGGTGACAGGAATGACGTTATCAATTGGCTCTTCACTTCCGCTCCATGAAACATCCTGCAGCCATAACTGACCATTGAATACCGCATGAATCGGCTCATCCTCTGCCGGGAAGCACAAGACCTTAACGCCGACTTCCGGCATCCGCTCGCTTACCGGAATCCATTTGCCCGGCACGGTAACGACGCTCTGCACCGAGTTCAGAGCGGGGGTATCATGCTGGGCGGCTGCTAATGTGGAGTCAATGATATGCTGACGCATCCAGTTAGCTCCTCGTGCAAACACGTTTACCGGGTCTCCATAGTAATATCCTATTTCATATGCCTGCTCTGCTGTCATCTCGTCAGGAATTACCAGCGCTGGCTGCGCGTGGCGATAGAGCGGCGCACCCTCGATCCCAGCAGAGACAGAGATTACCTTCCTCATCCTCGCTGTATCGGTTGAACAGAAAAGATTTCGCTCATTACAATCCGGCTCGCCGTCCATTGCAGCCAGCGCCATGCGGGAAAGCTCCATGATTTCATCAGAACTTAACCACTCTCTGATTTCTTCCTCGTCATAAGCTTCGCTATTAATGGCTCGGATAATTCGCTGAATGCGCTCTCTGGTTATGGTTGATTTGGTCATTGGTCACCCTTGGGCGTGCATACGCCACGTAGAGAAACGTCGGCATTGTTTACCTTTTTTGCTTCGGCAAACGCTGCTCGACAGGCGGATTCTGTTTGAAACTCTTGGGTGGTGATGGTCGGGTTTCCATAAGCGCCGAACATCCAGATAATGAGGATCCACATCACTCATCCTCCACCTTGATGCCAGCGGCGGCAAGCATCTCTTCAATTTCCCAGCGCGCATAAACCGGATAGCGCTCTGAACCATCGCAGCAACGGTCTTTCTCGCTGTGAGATACCGCTACATCATCCCAGTAATCATCTGGCGCATGACCTGCCTGAATCCAGATTAAGTGAGCGTGTGGCTTCGGCATCTTCACGGTGACGGTGCGGGACTCCAGCTCGGCGATGCGCTGCCGCAGTGCTGTGTTATCGTCGAACAGCTCACAGATGTGGCGATTCTGCTTGCGAACGCGGTTTTCGCTTTCAGTCATTTGCTGCTGCGCCTTATCCAGCGCCTCTACCAGCGCGAGGACGTTGACTGGGTTGGCTTCTTCGTGGAACTCATTGATATCTGTGATATCGATATCAATCTGTTCACCTTCATGCTGAGAGATATCGATAATCTCACCATATGGATATGCTGCGAGCCGTTCATGCGCCCCAATAGCATTCTCTGCTGCCGCTTTCAGGCCCTGCACCAGTTCGGTGATATCAGTCATCGCTGTTCTCCACTCCATAATCCGCAAAATACCCTGACGACATTTTGATGAATCTGTCCTCGGTTACCGTATAGGCCTTCCTGCCTTTTCTCTCTTTCCCCTCAGGGTCAATGAGGTGGCAGGCGTAGATAATCCGGCGCTGCCACTTTCCAGGCATCTCAGCGACAGACAGAACCTCAAGGATTCTTTTCCCTTCTGCATCAGCTGTGTAAACGGCCTGGTCTCCATAACCGCAATCAGCTGGCTCAAATGTCTTTCGGCAACCACCAATCCACCTTTCATCGGTGAATACATTTCCGTCCCATTGCTGATGGTCAGTGCATACGAAAATGAATGGGTAAACTGTTTCGAACCGGTCACCGGCGCGAATGTCCAGCGTCTTGCTCATTTGTCGGCCCCCTCGCGCAGCTGGTTTGCAAAATTGACCATCGCATCATGAAACTCGATTGCCCCTGAGGTTCGCTTCTCGGCTTCTTCGTAGCTGATATCAAGCCTGTCCATAACGCAGTCTGTATCGAGGTAGTCAGAGCAGGCATCCAAAGTAGCGGTAATCGCATCAGCCTTAATCCCTGCCAGGTAGGCGTCGGTAGCTGGGGTTTCGACCTGCCACCACAGCAGATGCATCTTCGGCCCCTCAAAAGCGCCATCAGACTCATAACCACGCAATTCCTCAGATAGGCAATCGTTCATAGCTTTGATTAGCACATTCTCCGCAGCCAGCTGCTTAAACGCTTTCGCCAGCTTCAGGAACTTCTGCTCTCTGATCGACAGCTCGCCTGCGCTCTCCAGGGAGGCGATGAGCTCGTTTACTGTTTCGATGTTCATTTTCTTACTCCCGCCAGGCACTGGTTAAACAGGTTGGTCATTGGGTTTACGGCGCCAGGACGCTGGCGATACTGAACAGACGGATCGCTTTCGGTTACGGCTGTCGTGTCGATCAGGGTGTAGCGGTAGCTCCTGCACTCACCCGCACGCTGTACCTGGCCGTCACGGTGCATCTGCCACAGGGAGGAATTGACCACTGAAGAGTCAAGCCCGGTACCGCGGCGGATATCCTGAAAGCTGCAGCCAGGATGCTGGCCGATGAAGTTAATAACGGCTTGTTTGCCAGAGTTCTTTTTCATGACCGCCCTCTCCCCAGTCCAAATTTCGCCCGAATTTCTGCGATTTTGTTTAACCCCTGCTCCTGACTTAATGGCCGGCCACCAAGTTTTGGAATCTGCTTAACCGGCTCTGGAATCGCTTCTCCTGCGTTTAAACGACGCACCATACGCATCAGCTCATCCTGAGCCTTGCGGCGCAGCTCAGCGTCGCTGAGGCCGTTTGCGCGCATGTCTGCGTACAGTCCAGTAACCATCCAGTAGCAAGCCTTGTGCTTCAGCGTTACCGGCGTGACGTTGTGCTCTGGCCACGGATAGGACTCAGCATCCGGGTATTGCCCGCGGGTCCGGCAGTACTGGTAAACCATATCGACCAGCTCCACTGCATCCGGCAGTCCGGCAGATACGGCTGATTCCGATTTGCACCAGGCGACAAACTGACCCGGCGATGGCATGAATGGACGATCCTGTTTGCGGGCAACGCGCATTCCGGCGTTGATTTGCTCCATGGAGACAATCCCGTTTTCCTTGAACGCCAGAAGCCACTGCCGGCGCATCTCGTTCATCTCCTCGGGTGTTTTGCTGGCCAGCGCCGGGAACACAGCGAGCAACTGGCGGAACAGTTCGTTGAAGATCTCCGCAGTCTTTGCCGCCTGGCGCTTTACTGCCTGCTCGTCCTGCATTTCAGGAAGCCCGGCAGCCACTCGCTGGAAGTTTTCCCGGTCGAAGTTGTGCATGCTTTCAGCGATTGATTTCATTCGAGCACCCCATAAATCCAGTCAGTGTTGTTCAGGTCGACTTTTGGCTTCCCGGCAACCTGAACCCCTGGCGCGCTGCGCTGCATGGTCAGCTTGTCCCACTGCTTGCGCAGCGCTTCAGGGCTCAGGATGTTGCGATGCCAGAACGAGTCTTTGCTGGCCCAGTCGTACATGGCGCAAATGTCCTGGTGGCTGCGGTTGTCGATCTGGCGCATCAGTCGAACCGTGTTTGACCAGGCGGTCATGTCAGGGGCTTTGCAGGTTGGGTTGATCATCCTGACCCTGGAGAAAATCCACTCGGCAACGCGAACGTCTTCGGCGGTTCCCCACTTGCGGCCGCTGGGTGTGTAAACCGCAGCATCAGGATGAGCAGACAAAAATTTCTTAAGGCGGACGTCAGAGGATTCGTCAGAATTCTCGGACGAAGATCTTTTAATGTTTTTATTCTTGTTATTACCTTCTTGTTCATGTTGTGCGGTTGTTTGTGCGGCTTCATGTGCGCCATCATGTGCGGGTACCACCTTCAAACCCGCGCCATTGCTGGGCTCGCCATGTGCGGAAGTATGTGCGGCTTCATGTGCGGCTTCATGTGCGGGTAAATTGTCTGTTTTTTGAGCATACTCTGCAAAATTTGTGATGGTAATCACTCTCCCTTTTTGCTTCTCACCTTCGATAGAAATCATCCCTTCGCGCACAAAAACGGCCAGCATTCTCTCCACTGAATCGCGACTAGTAGGATTCCCTTTCCGGTCGCAAAGCTGCAGCCCTAAATCGGCCGCTGTGACCACCAGTTGTCCGGGCAGCAGTGACCACTCATGACCTTTGAAAGTCGCTCTGAATGGCTGACGAGCAGCATTAAGCAGCAGGTTTTCCCACAGGGTTCTGAGGTACACATCTTTTGCCCAGGACTGCTTGAGAACGCTCCGGTACAACGGGATGTAGCCAGATTTCTGGTTTTCCATCCGGTTGCTCCTGAATTGCCCCGGCGCGGCGCCGGGAAACTTGAGTATTTCTGCGGTGTTCATGCTTCACTCTCCCAGCCGGCCTCTTTCAGAAATTCGCGATAGTTGTCCAGGATGGCGCGCGCATCAGCTGGCAGTTCAATGTCAGCCTGATCAGCGACTATCTGGAGAAACTGGCGCGCCTTTGCTGCGCTAAACTGCGGCAGCGCCGCGCTACGGGTTAATTTCGATTTACCTGACGCTCTGGCCTTATCCATCTGGCGAACAGCTACAGAGGCCGCCTGTGGGCCGTGCTCGCGGGATAAAGCAACCGCGGTTGTCGGGGATACTTCGCCGGCACGAACCATGCTGATCAGCTCTTCTCCGCAGGTCAGCAAATGCAGGTGATAGTCGACGTCGGACAGAGAACGCTTAACCTTCTTCGCGATCTCATCAGGCTCCCACCCCTGGTTTCTCAAACGCTGATATGCAGCTGCGCGTTCCAGAGCAGTGAGAGGTTTGCCCTGGTTCCGGGTAACCATGAAGGCGATACGATCAGCTTCGTTACCCACGAAGTCTTTGCACTCAAGTCGGATGATGTCAGCGCCTGCTTTCGTCGCTTCAATGGCGCCGTAATAGCGGTGATGACCGTCGATAACCTTCACGCCCTTCTCGGTAACCTGAACGTCCAGCGGCGGCACCGACTCGCCGGCGATAAACGCATCGCGGAACTCAGCGACGTGATCCTGGTCGATTTCGCGGATATTCAGGCCGGGCTCGACGTACAGCTCTGACAAAGGAACCGTGTAAGTTTTGTTAACCACCGTTCCGGTGCCGTTTTTGTCTTTGTGCTTGTAAAGCTGGTAAAGTGAACTCATAATTACTCCTGTGAATTGATCCAGTTAATTCGCGTAGAAAGCCGTTAGTGTTACCGCACTGCGGCTTTCGCCCTTCTGTTCCCACTCATGCTTCAAAGTCACCTTTCTCTCCCGGCCTGTTAGAAATCAGGATGGCCAGCAGTAGCGACATGTTCGGCAGCAGACTTTCCCGCCAGCGACTCACCGTCGACTTATTCACTCCGGCCACTTTGGCTATAGTTGTGGTCCCCAGTTCAGCTATCTGGCTGTGTAACCAGCTTTCTATCCTGCGAGCCTCCACTTTGTTGCGTGTCGTTGAACTCTCCATTTGTGATACTTCCTCTGGTGTTGTTTGGAATGGCCGCCAGTCAGGCGGCGCTATTGTTTGGTGGCGGAAAAATTGAAGGCAGATCAGGGCGAAACTCATATGCCTTAATCTCTCCATTTACGGCCGCGACAAGGTCGGGAACATGCACAGGAGAAATCCTCTTTTTCCCGTTTAGCCAGTCGCAGATCGTCGACTGCGCTTTGCCGCATCGCTTGGCCAATTCTTTCTGACTGCCGGCGATGGAAATCGCTTTTTCTACTGCGGGGTTTTTCATAATCACCTCAGCTATTGGTTTTTGATGATTATGGTTATCGCAAAAGAGATTGTCAATCGCCTATGCGATTTTTTGCCAAGCAATCGCTATGGCGATAGGATTAAAGGAGTTACTTTGAGGAGGTGTTATGGATTTCTCTGAGCGTCTTGCTCGAGCAATGTCATTAGCTGGTTATACGCAAGGCAGGCTTGCCAAAGAGGTTGGCATGGCTCAGTCAAGCGTGAACAAGCTGCTTAATGGCGCCAACGGCTCTCGCAAAACAGTGGAAATAGCATCTGTGTTAGGCGTGCGTCCTGAATGGCTCTCCACTGGAGCAGGTGAAATGCTTGCTGACTCCATACAGATCACGGAAGTGCAGACGCCTGTAACACCGAAAAATGGCATTTATCGGGTAGATGTCCTCGATGTAAAAGCCAGCGCAGGACCCGGCGCACTTATCACTAACGATTTCATAGAGACCATTCGTGCGATTGAATACACATCAGAGCAGGCCAGATCTCTATTTGGGAATCGGCCAGCTCATCACATAAAAGTAATCACCGTAACCGGTGATAGCATGGACACGACAATATCACCCGGCGATGAAATTTTCGTAGACATCAGTGTCACCCATTTTGACAGTGATGGCGTTTATGTATTTGTCTTTGGTAAAACTCTTCACGTCAAGCGCTTGCAGATGCAAAGGGACCGTCTGGCTGTAATTTCGGATAACCCTATCTATGAAAAATGGTATGTAGAGCCAGGTGATGAAGACCAGTTCTACGTTATGGCCAGAGTCCTTCTCAGACAATCGATCGAATATAAACGATTCGCATAACCCGCTTCGGCGGGTTTTTTATCGCCATCCCTCCGCCAAACCCTTCGTAAAAACGCCTGCATAAATTTTTTTCTTAAAATAATTACTTTAGCAATCACGCACTTATCACTTTTCCGATTGTTAATATCGTTTTAGCGATTGACCTGAATAATCGCCTTGGCTATTATCAATCCATCCAAACAACACCGGCAACGCCGGACGTAAGTCAAACGCTCAGCTGGCCGGCTTTAAGGCAAAGGTGAAGAGATGATCCGAGAAGAAGATAAAACTGAGTGGTTTAAGTTCCTGGCCCACGCATTTGCAATTGTGGTCTGCGTTCTGGTTGTAAGCGCGTTCTGCCTGCTACCTGGTGGTGACGTATGAGCAAAAAAACAGGCGGGCAAGCTTTCCCACGTCAGCATTGGGAATACGACGGTCAAGACAACGTTCTGCAGTATCAGGAAGAAGGAATGACATTGCGTGACTACTTCGCAGCTAAGGCCCTTCAGGGGCTATGTGCAAATCCCGGAGGCCCATTCCAATCAAACGACATGAGTGGATGGGGGATTGTGAACTGTGATTTAGATGATGTAGCGACCGAATCATACAAGCTTGCAGACGCAATGCTGAAAGCTCGGGGTGACGCATGAGCAGAAACGGCATTCGTTCACTGATTTACTGCCTGCTGATCTGCGGCGTTATCTGGACAGCGTTGATTATCAAAATTCTGCACGCTACGGGGGTGTTCAATGGCTAACTCAATTCCTAACAGCGGACGCGCCGTGATGATGCGTAACGCTAAAACTGGCGCCACCTGGAAGGTTTCACGTGACTACCTGAAAGAAACCTTCTGGTTCGAGCCGCAGGGCAACCTGCGCCACATTCGCAAAGCATTTGAGGCACGCGACCTGCTGCCGAACCTGGTACCAGCCGGGACGCATTAACCGCGCATATCAGCGCACGAATTTAACTGAGCTATCAGGCAGCCATTACGGTGCCGGGCGTTTCACAACCAAATTTCAGGGGAAATCATGAGCGAAATAATGGATTTAACCGTCATCGAAATAAAACCAGAACAGGCTCCGACCCTGTACCGGGCTGGCGGTCTTGACGCTTACCTGGAGCAGATTCGCCAGGCCGTGAACGAGGTTCCGGACCTGACCACCAAGAAAGGTCGTGACCGTGTCGCTTCTCTCGCGGCGCAGGTATCACGCAGCAAGACGGCAATCGAGAAGCCGGGGCGCGAGTACCTGAAACGCCTTAAAGAGGCTGTGCGCCCTGCTGAGGCGGAAATTAAGCGGTTCGTTGACGCATGTGACGAGCTGCGCGATGCGACACGTAAGCCGCTGACTGAATGGGAGGCGGAGCAGGAACGCATTAAGGCAGAAGAAGCCATGAACGTACTGCATGCCGAAGCTCTGGCCATTAATGAAGAGTTCGATCGGCAGCTGGCTGCTCGGATTGAGTCTGACCACGAAATGGCCCTGCTGATGAATGACGCTTTCGATCGTGAGCAGGCAGATAAAGCGGCTGAGGCTGAGCGCCAGCGCATTGCCCGCGAAGAGGAGATTAAGCGCCTGGCAGAAGAGAAAGCGAAGCGTGAAGCAGCAGAACAAGCGCAGCGTGAAATTGACGCCGCAGCCGCCAGAGAGCGCGAAGCGATTTTGGCCAAAGAGCGAGCCGAACGTGAACAGAGAGAAGCAGCTGAGCGGGCGGAGCGTGAAAAGCAAGCCGCTGTGGAAGCAGAACGCCGCAAAGCACAGGAAGAAGCCGATCGCATCCGCCGCGAGGCAGAGAAAAGCGAACAGGCCCGCCTGGCTGAGGAGAAGCGTAAAGACGATGAGCAGGCGCGCCGCGAAGCCGACGTTAAGCACCGCAAGGCTGTGGGTGCCGAGGTTGTTAAGGCTCTGATGGTCAATACCAGCCTTACCCGGGATCAGGCTATCGAGGTGCTCACCGCGGTTAAAGACGGCCGCATTCCTCATACCGGTATCAGTTACTGAGGTGGTTATGAACGCATACCGCGCATACGACGCTATCGAAGAACGGAAATGGGCTGAACAGTCGCTCACCGAAGAGAAGCAAAAGTGGATTGACGATCGGGCGCAGGAAATTATCGACGCCATGCCGAAAGAGCCGTCAGGCCTGTTCCGCTTCTCAGTGCCGATGGACAAAAGCCCATACGAAGGCCTCCGCAGCGATGCAGCTGGCGAGGCATATAACGATCTCATTTCGGCTGTTGCTTACGCCCAGGCGGAATACGACTGGGATCACCGCACCGGCTGCCCGTTTTAAGGATGCATGAAATGTCTGAATCTAAAACTCACTATCGAAAAGCTTTCGACTCTCCATACCTGAGCAGTGCCGACATCGTTGAACCAACGGTGCTGACGATCGCCCGGGCAACGTTAGAAGGCGACAAAACCAAAAAAACCAAAGACGTTTTCAACACCGCTTATTTCGAAGAGCGCGAGTTGCGTCCTGGCGAAAAGCTTAAGCCGATGATCCTGAATGCCACCAACAGCAAGATGCTGAAAAGCATTACCGGATCTCCATTCCTTGAGGATTGGGTCGGCGTGAAGGTCACTGTTTACGTCGATAAAAATGTCCGGTTCGGAAAGGAATCGGTTGAAGGTCTCCGCTTAAGCCCGGCGCGAGTTACCAAACCTGTGCTTTCTCCTGAAAAAACGCAGGCATGGAATAACGCTAAGGCCGCCTTCAAGCGCGATGGCAACCTGGATGCAGTGCTGGCGAGGATGGACATTTCTCCAGAGCATCGCCGCCAACTTGAACAGGAGTGCTCAGCATGATCTGGCATGACGTCGAGCAAAACGGGGAAGAGTGGGATGCTCTTCGCCTTGGGAAGGCTACCGCTTCAAACTTCGGCCTGATTATGGCTAACGATGGAAAGGCGTTTGGTGAGCCAGCCAAGCGTTATGCGCTTCAGTTAGCTCTTGAGCAGATTAAAGGGTGCAAGTCTGAGTTTGGCTTCTCAAACGAGCATATGGAGCGTGGTCACGAACAGGAGCCAATCGCTCGCATGCTGTACGAAGAGATGAACTTCGTCGACGTGGATAACGGCGGTTTCTTTGATCACGAAACGTATGGGGATAGTCCAGACGGACTCGTAGGCCGGGATGGGTTGATTGAGATTAAGTCGGTAATTGCCGCTACTCACTACGCTACCCTCACCCGCGGCTCCTTCGATCCGGCATACAGATGGCAACTAATCGGCCACCTTGATTGCTCTGGCCGGGATTGGGTTGACTTCATCAGCTACTGCTCTGATTTCCCTGACGGAAAGCAACTCATTGTTTACCGTCTGACAGCCGCTGAGTGCCAATCAGAAATAGGCCGCCTTCGAGCGAGAAGGTGTGAGTTCCTCTCCCTTGTGGCAGAGACCAAGCGAATGATACTGGAGCTCGAATGAAACATTACCGCGACGCCATAACCGTAGGAAAAGTGAAGTGCATGTACTCCGTCCTTCATCGTGGCTGGCTAATGCCATCTGGTGAAGTGGTAAGAAACCCGTTGAAGGCTCAGAGGCTGGCTGAAGAGCTGGACACGAAAAGAGGTGCGCAATGACTGATTATGGCGGATCGAAAACTCCAAAAAATGAAAGAGGAAGGTGGTCGCAGATAAAGGGATATGAGGGGATTTATGAAATTTCCACACTAGGAGAAATCAGGTCCTTACCTCACAAGGATTATATGGGGAGATTGTATCCTGGGAAAAATATGAAGCCATTAAAACACCCAAGAGGATACTTAGGGGTAGGTCTTTGCAAGGATGGTGTTAAGAAACGTTATTTAATTCATAGGCTTGTTGCTATGACTTTTATACCTTGCGCGAATGCCGATTATGTTGTCAACCATAAAAATGGAGATAAAAAGGATAATTCAGTTTGCAATCTTGAATGGTGCTCCGCTTCCGATAACAACAAGCATGCATATAAGCTTGGGCTAAATTACATTTCAATAAAAAACAAACGAGCCACCTCTGAAAGAATGAAATTGAGGCATGCAGAGAGAAGGAAAAATAAGAATGCAAAGTGAATGCATATCTGTCTTATTTATCTGGCGCCCGTACATCACCCCGCGACACATCATCACGACCGTATCGCTGGCTGAGTTAAAGCGGATCGGAAATCTGGAGGCAGCATGACGCCAGAAGAAAAAGAAAACGCCCTCCGCGCCCAGGCTCGTCGCTGCGCAGAAGAGATAACCAAAGCGATGAGCGTAAAGCCTAAACCGAAGTGGAACGCTGTATGCCCCCCATCCTTCGCAAGCACTACGAGAAGGTAAAGCCGATGGGCGTCAGTCTGGTGAAATTTGTCAGTGTTATTGGCCGCATGAACAAAAGGTATGGAGTGGAGTCATGAAGTTGAAAATGTTTACCCCATCCGGATCTGTAATCGTCGAAACCAACGACGTTGCGCAGTTTTACCCGGACGCTGAAAGCGGCGGAGAGCTGACCACAATCGAACTGGTTTCGCCAACCGGAGACCATGGGAAGGTGGCAGTAAAACATAGCTTCCACCAAGTGGCTGGCGCTCTCGCCACGGCATGGAAAATGGATGAAGACAAGGCAGGTGCAGCATGAACAGAGCCTCTCCCGTTGATTTAAGGAAATGCCTTGAAGCCGCACATGGACTCGCTCATATCGGTATCCGTTTTGTTCCGATCCCCGTAGCGACAGAGGAAGAGTTCCAGGCCCTGTCTGCCGAGCTTTCACGAAAGCTTGAGCAGATGGCGATTGAAGCTGAAAAGAGCGAAGGCGGTGCAGCATGAGCGCGGAAATCACCGATCAGGCCAACGAGCTGGCAGAGCGCCGGCTGGAAATGACCATCCAGAACATGCGCATCAACCATGCGGCAGTTTCAGCTACTCACTGCCGCGACTGCGGGGAAGAGATACCCGAGCGGCGCCGGGAGCTGGTGGCGGGCTGTCAGCGCTGCGCTGACTGTCAGGAAGAATTTGAAGAACGTGGCAAGCACCAGAGGTGATGCATGCAGACAATAATCCAGATCGAGCCAAACGAATGGGTTTCAGAGGACTTGCTGATGGCAGTCACAGGTATGAAGCGCGGTACCATTACACGGGCCCGCAAATCATCCTGGCTGCTTGGTCGTGAGTATAAGCACGTTTCCCCTGAAGGTGACCCAAAGCCAACCAGCGAATGCATGTACAACCGCAAAGCGGTGGACGCATGGATTCAGGCTCAAAAGCAACCATTGGGTGATCGGGCGGTATGAAACAGGTAAGCTTACACCGCTCCTGGACGTCGGGAGGGAACAATGAGTAAAGAATCATACCCAACGGGCGTTGAGAACCACGGAAAATCACTCCGCATATGGTTCATTTTTAAAGGTAAGCGTGTCAGGGAAAATCTCGGTGTCCCTGACACTGCTAAAAACAGGAAGGTGGCCGGGGAACTGCGAACGTCAGTTTGTTTCGCTATCCGCATGGGGACCTTTGACTATGCGGCGCAGTTCCCCAGCTCACCAAACCTGAAAACTTTCGGCATCTGCAAGAAAGAGATCACCGTGAAATTTCTGTCTGAAAAATGGCTGGAGCTGAAACGGATGGAGATCTGCGCTAATGCCATAAACCGGTATGAATCGGTGGTCAGAAGCATGCTGCCGAGGATTGGCGCGAAAAAGCTGGTTTCGTGTGTGACAAGGGAAGAACTGCTGTATATCAGGAAGGATATGCTGTCGGGTGAGAAAGGGTTGAGCGTGGTGACGGTAAACTACTACATGTCCACGATAGCGGGGATGTTTCAGTTTGCTGTTGATAATGGCTATGTGAGTGAAAACCCGTTTAACGGCATCAAGCCGCTAAAGAGGGCCAGGATAGAACCAGATCCGCTCACGCGTGATGAATTCGTTCGCTTCATTGATGCCTGCAAGCATCAGCAAACGAAAAACCTGTGGTCAATTGCGGTATACACAGGATTACGTCACGGTGAGCTGGTCTCCCTCGCATGGGAAGACATAGATCTGAAAGCTGGAACGATGACCATACGCCGGAATTATACGAAACTCGGTGATTTCACTCTACCAAAAACCGAAGCCGGTACCGACAGGGTCGTGCACCTGATCAAGCCTGCCATCGACGCATTGAGGAACCAGGCGGAAATGACCAGGCTGGGAAGGCAGTATCAGATTGAGGTGGCATTGCGGGAGTATGGCCGAACGGTTATTCACGACTGTACATTTGTGTTCAATCCTCAGTTGGTTAAAAAAAGTGGTAGCGTGGGTTACCTGTACAAAGCCGATTCAGTTGGTGACTCATGGGATGCGGCGCTTAAACGGTCAGGTTTAAGACACCGCAAGGCGTACCAGTCGAGACACACTTACGCCTGCTGGTCGCTGTCTGCCGGGGCCAATCCGAGTTTCATTGCCAGCCAGATGGGACACGCCAGCGCCCAGATGGTTTTCAATGTCTACGGTGCCTGGATGGCCGACAGCAGCAGCGATCAGATTGCCATGTTGAACCAGAAATTATCGGACTTTGCCCCATCCATGCCCCACGGCATGGTGATAGGAATGTGA